GACTAAGTAGCCCAATCGACGAGATGTTTAGCAGTAGCTTTATGAATACCATAGAACTGATGATGCACATTAGTCGCATCATTTGTCTGCGTAACAGTGAAAGTGTGTCCGGGAGAAGAGGGAGCAACCAAGTGATAATAAACATGCATAGTAAGATCAGTGGATTGCGCAGTATAAAGATGGGTCACTACACAATCAGACACGGCTGCAAACACTAGCGTAGGAAAGGCGGCACCAAAAATATGGGTCAGCACAACATATGGTGTGCGTGAAGCACCCGTAATTGTGGTCTCGCCAACGCCAGTGTCTTCAGCCGTATATGCATAATCAGTATTCACGTAGTGGGAAGGAAGAGCAAGAGCATGTTGGTAGGCCGCCAAGGTGATCTCGGCGTCACCACCAGCATTAAAGCCAAACCAGACGTCAGTAACTGAGCCGGATTGCAACGGAGCAACAGGGCGAAGCACTTGACAACGGTAGGCCAAAGAAACCTTTCCAATAATTGAAGTGTCAGCGCAATCAGTGACTGCGATGACTAAAAAGCCTTGGTTGTAAGACGAATCATAGTAGTCAGTGCCGGTTGGTTCTGCCAACTTAAAACCGGTAGTCGTACCAGTGAACTGAGTATTCATCATATCAGGAGTGATATTTAGAGCAGATGGCATATAGACACTGCCAATAACCTTGTTGGGCAAGGCTTCAAAATCACTCCAATCATTCAGATTAGTAGCAATCTCATAACTAGGACAAATACCTAAACCGATTTTACCTCTGGCTGAAGTAGGTGCTTGTGTCGTAAAGGTCACAGCCAGCTGCGAGAACTTAAAATATACCCAAGACTGCGTAAAAGCATACAGGCCTGGCCATAAGTTTGGATCTCGCGGATAAAGCGGATAGATTTTGCAGTTCACTGTACCCGTACCTACAGTATAGAGTTCACTAGTAAATACGGATGCCGTAGCGCCAGCGATAGCTAGAGCGGTCTCATTACCAGTACGAACATCGTTAGTGGGAGGTTGAACACCACGAACTTGCCCAATGTTAACAGGCATACTCTTTTTAACATTGGGTGCAGCTATAGGCAATGGAACGCCCATCTTTAACAAGGCGTTACGTGTACGCCAACCCGCAACACGCTTCCCGGCATTAATGCGGTTAGTTCGTCGAGCTTTAATTGCTTGTCCAGTCGATCTAAGAATGGAGCGAGCAATAGCCCGAGCTTGAGGACTTCGCGCGATGGTTCCAGCCATTTTGGCGACAGAAGCCATGATAATGTGACGTGAATTGTAGTGTGACTAGACGGTTCCAGCCTTCTTTAAAAGGCCCTGTACCTTTGACCATACACATGACAAAAATGAACCATGTGCATTTAAAGACTCGAAAGACGTGTACAGATTTAACAAGTAGGTCTCATCGAGGAGCTGTGGAACGGTCCTTTTCATCAAATCTGATCCATGATCAAACAACATACTTAAAGTATGTTGTCGCAATGATGGAAATAATCTTGATGAAAATAATAACATATTAATGGCGACACACTTACTAAGAATCTTGTCCCAGTCTCGTATATCTTTGTGGTAATTATACGAGTCTAACAGCTTGACTTCATCATAATGATAGAAAGGCTTACCTTGGTACATTGACGTATGGACACCCATGAATGTAATCTCATCGTATGTATATGAAATCGCTTTTGGGGATTCCAAGTACATACCTAGCGACCTGTATGTTTTCTCAAGAGAGAAAGGGGCATATAACTCAGTGGAATCAAGAATTAGCAAATCATCACCCAAAATAAAGAAGTGATAATCTTCTAGAAAAGATTCATAAGCTATATTCGCACGTATAGCGTGCAACATACAAATAGCCAATGTCAATAATGAATTATCTATCATGGTGTTAAATTGCC